GCTAACTACACAACATATAGAGCATTAAGCAATGCTTCTTCTGGTGTGCAAAAAGTTATTGTTCAAACACCATACAACACCACTTACGAAGTGCAGCGTCATTTTCCATTTGGATATTCTTCTGGATCAGATTTGAGATTTCAAGTTGCAAGCAGTGCCGCAACAGCCGCAGTAGTTAGCATCAATATTGGTGGCGTTTTGATAGAAAACAACAACAATGTCACTGGTTCAGGCACTTAATCATGCCGAGCAAATCCAAGGCGCAACACAATCTGATGGAGGCAGTGGCGCATAACCCAGCCTTCGCCAAGAAAGTTGGCATTCCGACAAGCGTTGGTAAAGATTTCGCTGCGGCTGATAAGGACAAAAAGTTCAAGTCTGGCGGGCTGTATGCCAACATCCACGCCAAGCAGGAGCGTATTGCGCATGGTTCTGGCGAGAAGATGCGTAAGCCCGGTAGCCCCGGCGCACCAACTGCACAAGCTTTTCGAGAGTCTGCCAAGACCGCTAAGAAGAAAGAGGGCGGTGTTTCCTTGGCTATTGGAAGGGGCGAAAAATTACCAGTTTCTCGTGGTGCAGGTCTGACAGAAAAGGGCAGAGAGAAGTATAATCGGGCTACTGGAAGCCACCTGAAAGCACCGCAGCCACAAGGTGGATCAAGGAAAGATTCGTTTTGTGCTCGGATGTCGGGCGTAGTAAAGCACTCTTCTGGCGATGCACCTAGGGCAAAAGCCTCGTTGCGGCGCTGGAAATGTCCCGGATGGTAAGAGGAATAGAGAATGGCTACTTCAGGCACCGTTGGGCAGACAGTAATTAAGGTTCAGCAGTTCATTGACCACGGTGCTCGTCGTGCTGGCAAGCTCGCTGAGGAGCTAACCTCCGAGCAATTGATCTCAGCGAAGGAAAGTCTGTTCTTTCTGCTATCAAACCTTGCTAACAAGGGCATTAACTACTGGGCAATCAGCAAGAAAGTCTTTGGATTGAAGGCTGACCAGTACATTTACAGCCTACCAGTGGGTACGATTGACGTTTTGAACGCGTTATATCGCACGATGAACCGCCCAACTGGTAGCGGATATGGCTCTTCTGGGACGATCAACAACGCTTTTGACAACGATATTCAGACTATCTGTCAACAAACGTCGACAAATGGCTACATTGCCATCAATTACGGCTTAACAAACCCAATTTATGCTGGCTCGATCGGGATTTTGCCCGGTACAAGCGGTAGTTTTCACATTTTGCTTGAGTATTCCACTGATGGAACGACTTGGAACCTCCTAGAAGACACAGGAGTGACGACTTGGGTCGATAATCAGTGGCTTTGGTACGACATTGACCCCGGACAGAGCGTCCCGTACTACAGAATGCGGGAAACTGGGGGTAATACGCTTGCAGTGCGTGAGTTTTTCGTCGGAAATAACAGCCGAGAGATCATGATGGCTCGTCTGAACCGCGATGACTACACCAATCTACCAAATAAGAACTTTACGGCGAACCAACCTTATCAATTTTGGTTCGATCGCACGATTCCGCAGCCCACGATGTACCTCTGGCCTACTCCGAGCGATCCTTTTATCCAAATGACGGTGTGGTATTCGCGTCAGATCCAAGACGTTGGGTCGTTACAGGATGAATTAGAGATTCCTCAGCGTTGGTATGAGGCTGTGCAGATGATGCTTGCGCATCGGATGGCGCTAGAGTTGCCCGGAGTGGCTACGGATCGAATTGGTTACCTAGAGAAGATGGCTGAAAAGTATTTGTACGAAGCGGAGCAAGAAGAGCGTGATAAGTCTCCGATTTACTGGGCGCCCAACATCAGCGTGTACACACGATAATGCCAAGATTTCTTGACACTGAAGGTCTTGCCTCGTTAGCGATTGGAATCTGCGATCGCTGCAAGATGAAGCGTGCGTATGTGCAACTGGGGCCTGATCCCAACTTTCCGGGCTTGCGTGTATGTGATCAAGGCTGTGCTGATCAATTTGACCCCTACCGTTTGGCTGCTAGACAGACCGAGCGCATCAATCTTCGGTTTGCTCGTCCTGACGTTAGTGTTTCGGCAAATGATGATTATCTTGTGACTGGTGGTGCTCCTCTAGACGGTTCTAGTCAGTTCCTTATTTCGACTGAACAGAACACGCAGACTCCCACAGGAACAGGAAATAAAGACACAATTGCTCCAAGCCCGCCCGAAAATACGAGTACATAATGTCCGCACAAGTCACCATCTCATCATTACCCACTGCTGGTGCGATCACTGGTAGTGAACTCGTTCCAATCGTACAGAACGGGGTCACTGTAAAGACCACCACAGGGGCTATTGCTGCTTCTCCGAGTCAGACGCAGACGTTCATTACGCTGAATCAGGAGCCAACGCTCCCGAACAGCCGACGCTTGTCTGGTGGTACTGGCGTTGGATTGGTGGATGGTGGAGCGCAATCTACCCTCCAGATTACGTTAAACGGTGCTTCTGGCTCACTTGAGTCGGCGAGCACTGGGGTAATAGTCAAGACATCATCAAACACCGTCACAGCGCGTTCTATTGCGACCACAGGTAGCGGTATCTCAATTACCAATGGAAGCGGCGTATCTGGTAATCCAACAATTGGTTTAGATGGATTGCCTTTATCGTTGGCAAACATTGCTGGTACAGGCATGTTGGCAGTTGTTGGTGGAACCACGATTGCTGGACGACAAATTTATGGAACATCTGATCAGATCACAGTCACAAGTGGTGATGGATCGGGTAATCCAACTATTGCTATTACTTCAAATCCTATTTTGCCGGGTACTGGGGCAATGTCAGTCCCAAAAGGAACAACCGCACAGAAGCCTGTCGGATCGCTTGGTCAGTTCCGTTACAACTCAGACATAGGTGCATTTGAGGGTTACACGATTGCTGGTTGGAGCCAGTTCTCGACTGCCACCGCTGGCGTAACGCTGCTTAATACAGGTACGGGTTTGTTGGGTGGGCCAATTACCTCGACTGGCACGATTGATATTGACACGACGGTTGTTGCGACGCTGACAGGCGTTCAGACGCTTACAAACAAGTCGATCAGTGGATCGACAAATACGCTGACCAACATTGGTAATAGCAGCCTGACGAATAGCGCCATAACGATCAACGGATCGTCAGTTAGTCTTGGTGGATCTGTAACTGTTACGGCAACAGCTTCAAGCGCTTTAACGATCGGGACGGGGCTTTCTGGATCTTCATACAATGGTTCAGCTCCTGTAACGATTGCAATTGATTCTACGGTCGCTACGTTGACTGGCACGCAGACGCTGACAAACAAATCAATCAGCGGCTCAACCAACACTCTGACCAATATCCCGAACAGTGCTCTGACGAATAGCTCAGTGACTGTGGGTACGACGGCGATCTCATTAGGTTCAAGCAGCTTGACGCTTGGCGGGCTGTCTTCGGTGACAGTGACTGCTGATCCGACCACAGCCTTTCAGTTGGCTACCAAGCAGTATGTTGACACCCAAGCATCAACTGGCTTGTCATATCACCAGCCTGTGCAGGCGGCGACCACTGCAAGCCTTGCCTCGACCACGGGCGGAACGGTTACATACAACAACGGATCTTCAGGTGTTGGCGCAACTATCACCTTGTCTGTTGCTTTGACGGTATTGGATGGTTACACGCTGCTCAATACCAACCGAGTGTTGATCAAAAATGAAACCAATCAGACGTACAATGGCGTCTACACATGGGCAACTGGCGGCACAGTTTTAACTCGCGCAACTGACGCTGACACTTACGGCCCGGGTACAACGCAACTTAGCATCAATGATTATTTCTTCACCCAAAACGGTACGGTGAACAAGGGTGTTGCATACGTTTTAAGTTCCCCTACAGGAACCATTACGTTCGGCACATCTAACATTGTATTTTCTGAATTCAGCACCTCGCAGGTATACACGGGAACGTCGCCGATCAATGTATCGGGTACGGTCATCTCGCTTAACACGGTGCCAGTGGCATCAGGTGGTACGAACATTACTTCGTACTCGACTGGTGACTTGCTGTATGCAAGCGGCACCACGACGCTGTCCAAGCTGACGATTGGTACGACTAACTACGTTTTAACGTCTAGCGGAACAGCGCCTCAGTATGTGGCTCAGTCAACTTTATCTGTTGGTTCTGCAACAAACGCCACAAACACGGCGATTACTGCCAACTCAACCAACGCAACAAATTATCTGACTTTTGTTAGCGCAACTAGTGGAAACCTTGGTCAATTGGTAAACTCATCAATAACTTGTAATCCCTCAACGGGCGCTATCACTGGCGGGATTTCTGGAGGTACTTTCTAATGGCTGCAACCGGCTACACACCAATTCAGCTGTACTACAGCACGACTGCGGCTGCGGTACCAGTAAACACGAACCTTGCTAACGGTGAGTTGGCGATCAACATCACCGATGGAAAGCTTTTTTACAAGGACAATGGCGGAACGGTTCAGGTTATTGCTTGGAAGACAACGCCTGCAACAGCGGGTGGTACAGGACAAACAACATACACCACAGGTGATCTGCTATACGCAAGCGCAACAAATACCTTGTCAAAGCTTGCCGCTGGAACGAATGGATACATTCTCACCATGTCTGGTGGTGTGCCTACTTGGGCGGCTAACACAGGCGGTGTGACGTCCTTCCAGACTTCGTTAAGCGGTCTGACTCCAAGCACTAGCACTACAGGCGCAATCACTTTAGCAGGTACGTTAGGGATTTCCTCAGGCGGTACAGGTCAGACGACAGCGAACGCTGCGTTTAATGCGCTTGCTCCTTCGCAGACAGCCAATTCTGGTAAGTACCTGACGACTGATGGCTCGAACACGAGCTGGGCATCGATCAGCGCAGGTGCTGCGTTATCTAACGACACCTCGACTGCGAGCAACCTGTATCCAATGTTTGCGGCTGCTACGAGTGGCACGCCGACGACTGTTTACACCTCGAACGCAAAGCTGCTTTATAAGCCAAGCACTGGTGAGTTTCAAGCGTCTCAGGTTATCGCAAGTAATGGTATTTTCGTAAACAATGCAACGATTGGAACTAGCTATACGATTGCAAGTGGTTATAACGGAAGCAGCGTTGGCCCAATGACAATCAGCAGTGGCATTTCTGTAACCGTTGCCAGCGGTCAGCGCTGGGTTGTTTTATAAGGATTCGATATGGCTTCTATTGTTGTTTCTGGTGATACAAGCGGCTCAATTACCGTATCTGCTCCTGCGGTAGCTGGATCTAATACGCTGACGTTGCCTGCTGCTACGACGACATTGGTCGGCTTGACCACGACTGATACGCTGACGAACAAGACGCTGACAAGCCCGACCATTACAAGCCCGACCATGACGGGCACTACTACATTTGGCGGTGCTGTTGCATCACCATACACAGGATTCAAAAACCGCATTATCAATGGTGCGATGATGATTGACCAGCGTAATTCAGGGGCTGCTCAAAATGCGCTTGCTGGCTCAGCCTCAACATATTTGGTTGACCGTTGGTATTACTACGGAACTCAAGCAGGAAAATTCAATAGCCAACAAAATGCTGGTTCTGTTTCTGTACTTGCTGCGACAGGTTTTAAAAACTATTTAGGTCTAACTGTTGCTTCTGCGGTTTCTGTTGGAGCTTCTGACTATTTCAATTTGCGTAAATCTATTGAAGGTTTTAATACAGCAGACTTGTCTTGGGGTACGGCTTCAGCAAAATCTGTAACGCTATCATTTTGGGTTTAC